AGCAGCAGGAGTACCACTAGGACTATTAGCAGGAACTAACGTAGAGATGCAAAAGAAGCAAGAAAAGAAAAGCATGACACCTAAGAGGTAATGCAAAAATGGAAACAGATAAAGTAAAAGAAACTCCGAAAAACTGGAAAGTAGGTGATGGTACTGCTGGCCCCGGCAGACCTAAAGGAGTGCCTAATAAGTCAACGCAAATAGTGAGAGAGGCTATAGCTAATCTACTGGAGCGCAATGCTCCTAACATGGACTTATGGCTAAAGCAGGTAGCGGCTGAAGACCCTTATAAGGCACTAGACCTGATGAATAAGTTATCTGAGTACCATATACCTAAGCTGGCAAGGACTGAGGTAACAGGTAAGGACGGAGAGCCTCAGCAGCATGTGGTCACATGGCAGAAATAGTCACTATTGGGGACGCCACCCTATATCTTGGCGATTGCATGGATATATTGCCGACACTGCCTAAAGTGGACGCGGTGATTACTGATCCTCCGTATGGGATTGGACAAGACGGCGGCGCTCAACGTACTAGAGGAAGCAAAAGAAAAAACGGTGAGAAACTTGGATGGGACTCTGAACGACCAGACAAAAGTGTCTTTGATTTGATGGTTTCACAATGTGAAGTAGCTGTAATCTGGGGTGGCAACTACTTTGCCGATTACCTTCCTGCTTCGATGGGATGGCTATACTGGGAAAAACGAATGGGAGGCGACTTTGCTGATGGGGAACTTGCTTGGACAAGTCAGCACAGAGCATTGCGACAATTTAGTTATTATCGAAAAAATAAAGGCGATGAACACCCCACTCAAAAGCCTGTTGAATTGATGCGCTGGTGCATTGAGATATGCAAAAACGCGCCACATACTATCCTAGATCCATTTATGGGTAGCGGGACTACAGGTGTTGCTGCTATAGAAATGGGTCGCAAGTTCGTAGGAATAGAGCGAGAGCCTAAATATTTTGAGATAGCCTGTAAGCGGATAGAGCAAGCCACAAAGCAGGAAGATATGTTTATTCCAAAGAAACAGCCAGAACAGGTTTCATTAATTGACTAATGGAAATAGTCCTACCTTACAAGCCGAGGGATCAGCAGTTATTGATCCACGATGCTATCGATGCCAGCAGGTTTACCGTAGTCGTAGCTCATCGAAGGATGGGCAAAACAGTCTCGGCGATCAATCATCTAATCAAGGCAGCGGTAACAAATACAAACCCAAACCCGCGCTATGCCTATATTGCTCCAACGTACGCTCAGGCTAAGAGGGTAGCTTGGGACTATCTCCAAGAGTTCACTAGGCCACTAAATGCTATCTACAACATTGCTGAGCTACGTGCTGATTTTTGGGGGCGTAGGATTAGTCTTTACGGCTCTGACAATCCTGATAGCTTGCGTGGTCAGTATTTCGATGGAGTCGTTATCGACGAGGTTGGGGATCAGAACCCTAAGATTTGGAACGAGATCATCCGTCCGGCTTTGGCAGATCGTCTTGGCTGGGCTTTGTTCATTGGTACTCCTAAAGGTCGTAACCATTTCTCTGAGTTAAGAGACAGGGCTGCTAAGGAAGAAGGCTGGAAGCTACTAGAGTTCAGAGCCAGTCAGACAGGAATTATCCCAGAGAAAGAACTGAATGCAGCCCGTAGAGAGATGGGCGAGGACAAGTACGCTCAGGAGTTCGAGTGCTCGTTTAATGCAGCGGTGGAAGGGGCTTACTATGGGTCGCTTATCAATGATCTTGAGGCGAAGAGTCGCATCACCACTATTGACCGGGATGATCTTTGCAGGTCTTTTGTCGCTTGGGATTTGGGTATTAGTGATTCGACAAGTCTTTGGGTGGCTCAGTTGGCTGGCAAGGAAGTGCGGCTTATTGACTATCACGAAGCCCACGGAGTCGGTTTGGACTACTATGTACGATGGTTGCGCGAGAACAACTATCAAGGATTCGAGCAGTTCCTCCCGCACGACGTTGAAGTCCGGGAATTAGGCACAGGAAAGAGCCGTAAAGAGGTTTTGCAGGAAGCTGGACTAGATATTAGGGTAGCGCCTAGATTGTCGATTGCAGACGGCATACAGGCGGCTAGAAGGCTGATTCCTCGGTGCTGGTTTGACCATAAGACTAAGGCAGGATTAGATGCCTTGAGAAACTATCGTAGGGAGTTCAATGAGCGCCAGAATGTTTACTACGATAAACCGTTGCATGATTGGACTAGCCATGCGGCTGATGCATTCCGTTATCTGGCGATAACACTTGACGAAGGCGTAGATTCATGGTCAACACCATTGCCAAAAAACGTAAGTTGGGTTGTATAATGAGCAAAATTATCCAAAGGGGCAGTTATGCTCGATTCAGGCACAGTAAAGTCTATCCTAGAGAATGAGATAGACAACGCTATTGGTTATCTAGACACAGAGACAACAGAAGCCCGTAGCAAGGCATTGCAGTATTACTTGCGTGATCCTTATGGCAATGAGCAAGAGGGTCGCAGTCAAATAGTCACCGGAGAGGTCGCAGAGGCTATCGATGGTGCACTTCCTCAGTTAATCCGCGTATTCACCACCACTGAAGATATTGTTTACTTTGAGCCTAAATCACCGGGCGATGAGGAAACAGCTAAACAGGCTACAGACTACTGTAACTGGGTGTTCTATCGTGAGAACGATGGTCTATTGATCCTGCATAACTGGTTCAAGGATGCTCTACTTCAGAAGGTCGGAGTTGTTAAGGCCTACTGGGACGAGCAAGAATCTGTTATCAAAGAGGAATACAGTAATCTCACTGAAGATGAACTGGCGATGCTTTTATCTGATGGCTCAATGGAAGTCATCAAGCAGGAAGTAGAGTACGAGGATGGTGGGTTTGACATGATGGGCAATCCTATCCAGATTCCCAAGTATGAGATATACGTTAAGCGTAAGAAGGAATATGGCTGCGTAAAGATTGATAACGTACCGCCAGAAGAGTTCCTGATCTCTAAGAGTGCTCGGACTGTCAGTGATGCTAATTTCGTAGCTCACCGTAAGCTAATGACTCGTTCTGAGTTGATAGCTATGGGCTATGACAAAGAGATTATTGATACATTACCGACTTATAACGATCTTGAGTTCTCTGATGAGAGGGTGGCTCGGTTCCCAGAGGGTGAGCAGCCTGACCAGAACAATAGTCTGGACTTCTCAATGCAGACTGTTGAGGTGTACGAGTGTTATATCAAGATTGACGAGGATGAGGACGGTATTGCTGAGCTTCGTAGGATTGTCTATTGCGGCTCTGAGATTCTAGAGGATGATGAGTGTGACCATATCCCATTCCATGCTATTTGCCCGATCCCTGTCCCTCACAAGTTCTTTGGTCAGTCATTGGCTGATCGTGCAATGGATATTCAGCTTATAAAGTCTACGGTAACCCGTCAGATGCTGGATAACCTGTATCTCACGAACAACGCTAGGGTTGGTGCTGTAGATGGTCAGGTGAATCTCGATGACTTGTTGAACGCTACTCCGGGCGGTGTTATTCGGATGAAGTCGGTTAATGCTATCCAGCCTATTGAGGTTCCTGCTGTAACGGCTCAGGCATTCCCTATGCTGGAGTACATGGATCAGGTGCAGGCTAAGCGTACTGGTGTTTCAGACTCGCAACAAGGTCTTGATCCTGATGTTCTGAATAATGTCTCGGCTACTGCGGTGGCTGCGATGATGAAGTCTAACTCTGGCAAGCTGGAGTTGATAGCTAGGGTGTTTGCTGAGACAGGTGTAAAGAGTCTGTTTAAGGGCATCTTGCATTTGATGACTAAGTATCAGAACAAGCCCAAGATTGTCCGTATGCGCGGCAAGTATGCAGAGTTTGATCCTCGCACATGGGCTAATGAGTACGATGTGTCTGTGAATGTTGGTCTTGGCTCAGGGGATCGTGAGCAGAAGTTGGCTATGTTGCAGATGATTCTATCTAAGCAAGAGCAGATTATTCAGCAGTATGGCCCTGCGAATCCTTTGGTTTCCGTTGGTCAATACCGTAATACATTGGCTAAGTTCATTGAGGCGGCAGGATTTAAGGATTCCACCGAGTTCATGAATGAGATCACGCCAGAAGTTGATGCTGCGCTATCTCAGCCACAGCCTCCTGCCCCCGATGCACAAGCCGAGGTTGCTCAGATGCTTGCTCAGGTTGAGAGGGAAAAGACTCAAGCAAAGGCTCAGATTGACGCTGCAAAGCTCGACTTGGAGAGACAAACCCTTGAGGCTGAATATACGCGCAAGGGCATAGAGATGCAGATGAAGAACCAGCGAGATGCGGCTGAACTACGGATTAAAGAGGCTGAACTTGCTGTTAAACAACTCCAAGCTATGTTGGCTATGGATTTGGCAGATGAGAGCGCAAAGAACAATCAGGTTGAGTTGACTCTGAAGGCTTTGAAAGAGTTGGGTTCTTTGACCAAGCAAGGGACTATGGTGCAGTAATGGGGCTATTAGACGCTATAGATAAGGTTCTAGGCACTCGTATAGGATTGCTAGTTAGTGATCCTAGAGCAGCCGTAAATGCGCTAGAAAGCGATGCTAGAGCGTTTAATCAGGCTTCTTTGCTTGCGACTCAGGCAGAGCGAAATGCGGCTAGGGGATTGCCTGTAAGCCCTGAGCAGTTAGCGGCTAAACAGTATATTGACCGTAAGAACGAAGATTTAGCGATGGGTTTTGCTGGAACAACCATTGGAAAACCAATGCTTCCAAGTCCAAAAAGTTTAGCTATGCCAGATGTTCCTACAGTTGAACAAATGAAACAATATGGCAGAGTTGAGGTTGTTCCATTGTCTAAGGCTGTAAGTTTCCAAAGTGCAAGGAATTGGGAAAAATTTAATGCTGGAAAGCATCCCGGAGATTTAGTTGCTGGGTATGGAGATAAACCATTAGCCTTGCGACTTGAAACTGGTGAGTATGTTATTTATGACGGAAATCATAGGGCTGATTTAGCGTTGAGAAAAGGCAAAACAGAACTCCCTATGCATGTTATTGATGTTAAATCTTATGATCCTGCTCATGCAGGTAGAAAACCAGTTCCATCAAATATGAGTGATGATGAAATACTTAATATTCTTTTAGGGAAAGATAAATAATTCAATGAATAAATCTCAATGGGCAATTAACCTACTGAAGGACGATTACTTTATCGAAATGATGAAGGAATTGCGCGACATGGAGATTAACAAGTTTGCAATGTCTGATTATGGTCAGATAGAGCAGCGTGAAGAGGCTTATATGCGGCTAAGGTGCTTTGAGTTGGTAGAAAATCATCTTGAGAGCATGGCTGCGGATAAGAAGATTCAGGAGAAAAAGTTAAAGATTTTGTAGTGCGAGTCGGGCGCTTCCCGATATAATTAAGGAAACTAAATGAGCGATACTCAAGACATG